CCAAGTGGGTGGATGTTGGCAGGGTGGGGACGGTCGAATTGATGAACAAGAAGCACATCTTTGCGACGCCCGAGATGGCCAAAAAATACAGCAAAAGCGACCTCCGGCGCATTGTAGAAGAAGAGGCGGCGCCGAAGGTGGTCAACCTCAAAGCGGTGGGTTAACCCACCGCTTCCTTTTCTCCCAGCGCGGCGTAGGCTTGTTCGATTGGTGTGGCTAATACCGCCTTTTTGAGTTTTGCTTCGGCTGGTGTTGGTGCGTTGTAATATGTCAGCACTCCGCGCAGCGCCGCCCGTAGCTTTTCGATTTCGGCCTGTAGCGCATCACGCTCGGCGGCGGGGTCCACCTTTAGAAAACCTCGATTCAAGAGGCTACACGCACCATTTACCCAAGCCGGTGGGGTTTCCATATCGCCGCTTTTTTCAACGGCTATCTGCAAAGCAACAATAAGTTGATCGCGTTCAGCAATTAAAGTTCCGGCAATCCCAGCCCATTTAACAGTGCGCGCCCGCAGCGCATCACGCTCGGCGGCGAGGGATCGGAGGGCAGTGGCGGTATGGCCGCGAAACACACCGTTAATAAAAACACCACCAGAAGGCTCGGGGTAGAAATCATTGTTGTTGTCATGCCGCCAACTTCTAGTCTCAAGCCTTTCCGCCAGCCGTTCCGCTTCTTCCGTGGTCACAGTCATGTCAGCACCGCCAGCGCCAGCGCAACGCAAACCATGAAAAGCGCCAAGAGCGATTTGAAAATTCGCTCTACCGCCCGCTCCAGCCTGATAATAGCCGTGCGCTGCGCCGATCCGTCAGCCTCCAGATATTCCACGCGCGTTTCGAGCCGTGGTTTCGGCCTGTCGCCTTCAATGGCGACGCGCAAAATCTCCGCGCGCGCTAGTTGTTCATTGCTCATTTCTTCCGCGCCTCCATCATTGAATCGGCGTAGCGATAAGCCCATTGGGCTGACTCCTCCGTGCCAGCGGCGTTGTTGGGGTTTGCCACAAATCCAGTCAGCGCCCGCCCCGCGAATCTGTCACGCAACGTCTCCACTTCCGGCGCAGGCGGTGTGTCGCTGACATAGACCTCCGCCACGAGATGCAGAAACTCCCCATCGCCGGTGAACATCAGCGGCCCAATCACGCGGCCGTTGCCGTCGCGGTAATATTTGCCCTTTTCAACGTGCATTGTCTTTCTCCTCCATAGCCCGTTTCACAAATGCTTCGGCGTATTGAAACGCTTTATCAGCCGCCAAGTCAGGACCGCGCAGCCTCGCCAGCCCCGGCCACACCTCCCGCGCCAGTTGCACCACCACCACACGCGGAACGCTTGGCCGGTCCAGCCATGGCCAGCCGGGGATAAACCCGTTCTCGTTCATGCGCCCATCTCCTTCTGTGGCAGGAACAGCTTCCGCGCCCGCTTAACGTGCGGGGACATTTCCTGCGCCTTGGTTAGCGTCTCAATGGTCTGCTTGATCCGGCCCGCGCTCCAATGGTCGCCCTCGCGCTCGGCTAGGGCCAGATTGTCTTGCAGGCGCTCCAAAAAGGTCTTCATGGCTTGGCCTCCAATGCGGCCAGGCGCGTCCGCGCTTCAGCCAGTTCGGCGCTCACGCGCAGATTGTCAGCCTCCAGCGCTTGCGCCCGCTGGTAATGCTGCCAGGCGATTTCTGCCTGCGCCTTGTGCGCGGCGTCAAGCCGCTCAATGTGGGCGCGCAAGGCGGCCACGGTTGTGTCCTGTTCCATTCTTTCCCTCTCAATCTGCCGTCCGGCAGCGGCTGCACATTCTATTATGCGGGCCTTCGCTGTCAAACATTATTTGACACCGAAGGCATTTGCGCGGCTGGTAGCCCGTGGCCGCGCGCTCTCGCGTGGGGCTTTTGTGATTGGGGCTGTACGTCCCGCGCTTGGCCCACCAGGTCGAGAGCGTCTTGGCCGACACCCCCACGGTGCGGCTAATCGCCTCCCATGTCGTCCCCTTGCGCCGCTCATGCGCGATATAGTCAACATGAGCGGCAGCGATGCCCTTGGGCAAGCGGTTGTCAGGCTTTGGCATGGTGCGCCTTCCATACCTTCTCAGCCTCGTCTAGCTGCCGCCCCAGTGCCGCTAGAGTGCGGTTCAAGCGCCAGCGCTCCTCGCTCTCGGCTGGCGCCAGGCGCAGCATTTCCTCATGCGTCTGGATGCTGGCCACTAGCGCCCGCAGAGATCGGAATGGCATGGGGTCAGTGATCATAGTCCGAGTCCCTTAACGCGGTCCAGAACGTGTACAGCAGCAGGCCGATAGCCCCCAGCAATAAGCCAGCCAGCGCCAGCCTTGCCCATTCGATAATTTCCATTTGCATCCCTCTCGTGTTGTGTGTAACGTGTTTTTGTGCGCGGTGGCTTTCCCTCCCGACTAGCCGCGCACCGCTGGCCGGGTTGAGCATCTGCCTCATGGCTCCCCGGCCAGCGGCCCTTCCATAGGGGTCGGATCATAGGCCCAGCCCAGCAGCTTGATTGTGACCGCGTAGCGTTCCCCCGTGAAGGTGACGCTCTTTACGCGTTCGGCCTTGGTGCCGTCCCGCATGACAGGCTCGGCCCATTCAATGGCCGTGTCGGCATGTTCCGGCAGCGGCATTTTATCACGCTCGGCCAGCCAGCGCGCGTATATGATAGCTTTCTTTTCGTCGGTGTTCATTTGTGGGATTTCCTTGTTGCGATCAGCAGGCACAAAGCCCGCAGGATTAGGGTTAGCATGGGTTCCCCCATTGTTCGGCCATGGCATCCGCGATGCCTTGGAATGTCGCGCTGCGTATTTTCCAGCGGTCAGCGGAGGGCGGCAGGTTGTACCATTGCGGCAGGCTGCGCCCTGACTTAGTGACATGCCGCGCGCCCTTGCCGACAATGTTGGTCGGCGTCAGGTGCGGCAGGCCCTTCAGCCATAGGCAAGTCGTTTTGGTTGCCTCGTGGCCAAATTGCCATGGCTGGATTACCTGATCAGGCTTTCTGATCCGGCTAGATATGATGCTAACCGGGTTCTCCAGCGCGATGCGCGGGATGGGCGCGGTCAGCAGCAGGCGGACAAAGGCCAGCGCCTCGGCCTGCTCGGCCTGCTTATCCTTGAACCAGCGCGCACCGCTCACAGCCAGATGGGTGCATGGCGGGTGCGCGATCATTAAATCCCACCCATCGCCTAAGATGTCTTGCACCGGGCCTTGGTAGTGGGGGCCGGGCGCTTCGCTTGGCAGCAAGTCGCAGGATAGGGCGTCGTGCCCGCGCGCAAGGAACGCGTCCCGCACGGCGCCGGAGTATTCGCAGGCTATTAAGACGCGCATGGGGCGGCCCTTTCATGCTGCGCCAGCACGGCGCGCAGTATCTCGTCAGCGTCGGCCTTGGTTGGCCATGGGATGCCATGGAACGCACCGCTAGGCGCGTTCACTAGGTACCAGAACAAGCCAATTTTCTTCACCATTGGCTGCGGTCTCCCCGGTCTAGGCTCGCCCATTGATGCACCGCCGGGCGGCCTGTCCGGTCTGGCATCTCAAACACGGCGCCGGGCTTCTTGTCCGTGGTCAAATCCCAATCGTTGCGCCATAGGCGCACCGCATCGGCGGGGTCGCGCGCTTCCACTACAAGGCTCATATCGTCGCCATTCTCGTCGTCGGAATAGACTAGGTAAATGCGTGTCATGCTGCGCCGCCCTTTGCCTTGGCGATAGCCGCTTCCGCCGCTTCCCGCGCTTCGTCGTCGTAAACGCCCCAATCCTCTGAACCGCTAAAAGCGCGGTGCGCGGCATGAAGGGCTTTTAGTGCCGCAAGCATGTCAGGCGCGGCAGCGATCAGCGCGGCGTCTGGCGCCAAAGCCTCGCAAACATGCGCCGGCGCGAACGGCGCTTTCGTGCTTAAAACGGTCCGCCAGTCGGACCCGGCAGCGTTGCCAGGGTGCGGTCCTACAACCCAGGGGCCGGGAGTGTGTTGTGTCATGTTCTTCCCTCTCATGTTCGGCAGTAGCGCCGTCGCAGGGCGCCCCATGGGCGCCTTGTGATGGCGGGGCGCCGTGGCGCCCGGCCTAGTCACACCTTGGCGAGTGAGGCTTGCGCGCGCGCCATAGCCGCCTTGCGCGCCAGGTCACTCTCCGCGTCCAAGAACGCCCGCACCGCGGCAGCGTGATCCTCGTCTGAGGCATAGCGGAAGCGGAATATTTTCATACTCTCCCGAAGCGCGATGTCGCGGGCGACGATATCGCCACCCCACCGGACAGACAGGCGATACTCGGCGTCTATCTGCATCGCGTCCAAGTCTGCGACGCGCCGCGCCATGTCGATGGCTTCCGGCGAGGTTGTGTCAATCGGTTCCGGCCCCGGATGCGCTGCCCCAAAGTAGTGCCACAGCTTCCAATCCTTGCGCCATGCTTCCCACGCGGCCACAAATGCCTGCCGCTCCGGCGATAGGCGCAGGAACGCGGCGCGTTGCTTGGCCGTAGCACCAAGCGCCGGCAACTTAGACCCCCGCGGCTTCACGCGTGGCGTGGCTGGCGGCGCGTGAAGCGCGACAATCCGCGCGACCAGGTGGGGGCGCGCCAGAATGGCTTCTAGTAGGGTTTCATCGGTTTGTGTCATGGAAATTTACCCCCTTAAATGGCGCGCGGCACGGCTTCACCGCGCGCAAGATACTGGATCACAGAAGCAAAAGAGAAACGCCCCGGCGCTGCTGCCCAAATGCGCCGCGCATATTCAATTTCGGCTTGCGTCATAAATCGCTGATAATCGCCCCAAAAAGGAAACGCGGACTGCAAGGATATGATTTCCCGCGCGCGGTTTTGTGTCATGGCTTCAACCCTCCCGCTCAGACATAACGAAGCAGCATCCCGCATTGCCGGGCAGGCCGCCCCCAAGCAACCGGCGGCCGGGTCGCATCCAGCCCTTTTGCTCCATAAGGTCCAAGGCAGCTTGCGCGTGGTTTTCTTCCAGCGTCAGCGCGTGATCATATGGCCGCACAATCCGCCCAGCATCCGCGCGCGCCGATACGCGCGAGCCTTTGAAATTGGTTGGGCCGTGATACTTGGTCACAATAGCTTGCTTCATGTTTGTTGTCCCTCTCAATCAAGCCCCGATTGGCTTGGATGATGGCAAGCAAGCCTGCCATCGCCCAAACCAGCCTTAGACCAAAGACAGCGCGCCGGTCCGATAGATCAGCAGCAAGCGCTTGGCTTCGTGTTCGTCATCGCGGTCAAGCGCGTTAATCATGGCGCGCGCCAAATCTGGCACAGGATAGGGCACATGTTTGCGCCGCGTTGTGCCGTCGCTTTTGATATTGGCTTGACGATAAGCTTGCGTGCATTGCTCGCCAATCGCGCGCTTTAGTGCGTGGTGCCATGTTTGCATGGTGTGATCCCTCCCCGATCAACAGACTAGAAGCCAAACGAACAGCGCCAGAAAGAAAGCGCAGATTGCAGCGTCATGCAAGATATTCATTTACAAACTAGCCCAGGATGTTTTTGCCAAGTGCGGCCGAACCGTTCATCACCATAGTTTTTGCACTTGTCACAAAAGCCCGATTGAAACCCCGTCTCCACCCGCGTTCCAAGCCAAACGGCAGGCTTGCCGCATTCATGCCCATATGAACCGCGGTTTGAATTGTGACACTTTCCGTCGATTGCGTATAAATTGTTTGACATGATCCCTCCGAAAAATAGGTCATCGATTTGACCGATGCAAATTCTTTTACAGGCTAATTGTGGCAAGAATAAGGCAACCTAAAATCTATTACGTTACATTTTTGTAATGCGAGATGAAAAAATCGGAAAATCGGTAGGGTTTGCGCTTGCCTAGGTTATGGAGGCGGCCCGGCGGCTCATGTAGCTGGAGATACAAGCTTTTTTCAGTTTTCCTAGGCTTTCTAGGTTATACCTTATATTATTCAATGCAAATGCGTTAATATATTAGTTAACGCTAATATAGTAGCCTATAGACTGTCGAGCGGTAGCGACTGAAAACCGCATGACCTAGATGACCTATTTGACCTATCGATGACCTAGGCCCGCGCAAACGACCCGCGCATCACGCAACACAATCCGTTGCGTATTGTGCTGGCAGCTAGCTGGCGCCGTCGCGCTGGCGCGATGTTTTCCGCGTGACCTAGAATGCCTATTTGACCTAGTAATAGATTCTGTTACGCCTGGCGCACTTATCACCTGGTCACAGATTCTGTTACGCCTGGCGCCTAGCCTTGGCGCGTGATGCTGGCGCGGTGCCGGGGCTTTGGTGCGGTTTGCGGAGAGCCGGGGGGAGGAGGGCCGGCGGCCGCCCCGTCACGGTCACGGAGGGTCCGCAAACAATTTTTTATTTTTTGCAAACCCAGCCAGGCATGCTATACAAAATCTATGGCAGTCTTTTCGCTCCCCTATGAGCCGCGCAAGTTGCAGGCTACCGAGGCCCGGCTCGAAGCCATTTATCACGCCGCGCGTAATGGATTGCGTGGCGAGACGTTGGCGCTTGCCTCCGGCATGACGCCGGCCGAGTACCGCGCGCTGTGTGAGTTCGACCCGCTGGCGGCGCTGGCCGCGGAGAAGGGCCGGGCCGACGGCGAGATGGAGATGTCCAAGGTGCTGCATGACGCCGCCCGCGCCGGCGACGCCAAGGCCGCGTTGGATGTGCTGAAGCACGTCCACGGCTGGGTCGCCAAGCAAGCCGTGTCGGTTGAGGTCAACCAGACCATCTCCATCACCTCCGCGCTGCAAGAGGCCCAGCGCCGCGTCATCGAGGGTGTGGCGGTGCCGAATGAAGAGTTGCTGTCGTCGGATAGGGTAGAAAATGCAAACCACACGGTATAGCGCCGACGACGAGATGGAGTTGATGAGCCGGCTGTGGACGCCGGCCGTCAAGGACGACCCGCTGAAGTTTGTGCTGTTTGTGTTCCCGTGGGGCCAGCCTAACACACCGCTGGAACACTTCGACGGCCCGCGCAAGTGGCAGCGCGAGGTGCTGCAGCGCATCGCCGACCATGTGAAGCAGAACAACGGCAAGGTTGACTTCGACACGCTCAGGATGGCGACCTCATCCGGCCGCGGGATCGGCAAGTCGGCGCTCGTATCCTGGCTGGTCATCTGGATGCTGACCACGCGGATTGGCTCGACGACCATTGTGTCGGCCAACTCCGAGGCGCAGCTTCGGTCGATCACATGGGCGGAAATCACCAAGTGGCTCTCGATGGCGCTCAACAACCATTGGTTCGAGGTCAGCGCTACGCGGCTGATGCCGGCCAAGTGGCTGACGGAACTGGTGGAACGCGACCTCAAGATGGGCACCCGGTACTGGGGCGTCGAGGGGCGGCTGTGGTCGGCGGAGAACCCCGACGCCTACGCGGGGGTCCACAACTTTGCCGGGGTCCTGCTGGTGTTCGACGAAGCCAGCGGTATTGACGACAGCATCTGGTCGGTCGCGGCGGGGTTCTTCACGGAGAACACGCCGCACCGCTTCTGGCTGGCGTTCAGCAACCCGCGGCGCAACAGTGGGTACTTCTACGAGTGCTTCCACTCCAAGCGCGACTTCTGGGACACCAAGATCGTGGACGCGCGCACGGTCGAGCATACGGACAAGCAGGTCTACCAGCAGATTATCGACGAATACGGCCCCGACAGCACCCAGGCTCACGTTGAGGTGTATGGTCAGTTCCCCAACGCATCCGACGACCAATTCATCGGCGCAAGCCTGGTGGATGACGCCATGCGCCGGCCGCAGCACAAAGACCCGTCGGCGCCGATCATCATCGGCGTGGACCCGGCGCGGTTCGGGTCCGACAGCACGGTCATCGCCATCCGGCAGGGGCGCGACATCGTGGCGATCAAGCGCCACAAGGGCGACGACACCATGACGGTGGTGGGCCATGTGATCGAGGCCATCGAGACGTACAAGCCGGCGCTGGTGGTGATCGACGAGGGCGGGCTGGGCGCGGGCATCGTGGACCGGCTGAAGGAGCAGCGGTACAAGATCAAGGGGGTCAACTTCGGCAACAAGTCGAAGAACCCGATCATGTGGGGCAATAAGCGCGCCGAGATGTGGGGCGAGATGCGGACCTGGCTGAAGGACGCATCCATACCGCTGGACCGCTACCTCAAGAACGACCTGACCGGGCCGATGATGAAGCCCGACAGCAAGGGGACGATTTTCCTAGAGAGCAAGAAGGACATGAAGTCGCGCGGGCTGGCCAGCCCTGACGCTGCGGACGCCATTGCGGTGACGTTTGCGTTCCCGGTAGCCCATCGAGAATATGTTGACCGCGCCCCGCGGCGCGGGTATGCTCCTGGCGCTGCCCTCAACTCATGGATGGGTGCCTGATGCCGCTGGTGAAGTCCACCTCCAAGGACGCCTTCCGCAAGAACGT